ATCCGACTGGCGAGATGAGCGCACTCATCAGTCAAATGGCCGGCGGCCCTCTTCCCAACAGCAGCGAAGGCGTGTGGGCCAGCGGCGACGGCAGCCTGGCCCTGCTGGCGGCCCTGACCGCCGCCCCCGGCGCCGATACCGACGCGCAGGAGCGCGCGCTGGCACGGCTGCAAGCGGCTTTCGAGGCCGCTGCGCCCCCGGCCTCCGGCGTGCGGCTGCTCATGACCGGCGCGCCCGTTTTTTCCGTGGACGCGCGCCGCACCATCCGCAGCGAAGTCGGGCGCCTCTCGCTGGCGGGCACGCTCACCGTCTTTTTCATGATGCTGGCCTTCTACCGCTCGCTGCGCAACGTGCTCATTGGCCTGCTGCCCGTGGCCACGGGCATTGCCGCCGCCATCGCCGCCGTGGCGCTGGGCTTTGAAACCGTGCACGCCATCACCATCGGCTTTGGCACCACGCTCATGGGCGAAACCATCGACTACAGCATCTACTTTCTGGTGCAAAGCGGCGCGGGCGGCCATCCTGAAGCCGCCCGCCAGCGCGCCCGCTGGCTGCGCAGCTACTGGCCCACCATCCGGCTGGGCGTGCTCACCTCGGTGTGCGGCTTTGCCGCGCTGGCGTTTTCCAGCTTTCCGGGGCTGGCGCAGCTGGGCGTGTATTCCGTGGCCGGGCTGCTCACCGCCGCCGCCGTCACGCGCTACGTGCTGCCCGCGCTGCCCGCCGCGCCCGTGCCGCCTGGCAGCATCGCCTGGCTGGGCGCGCGCATGGCCGCACTGCGCCGCGCCACGCAGGCGCTGCGCTGGCCGGCGGCGGCCAGCGCGGCGGCGGCGCTGCTCATCGTCATCAGCCACGGGGCGGCGCTCTGGGCGCGGGGGCTGTCGGGCCTCAACCCCGCGCCGCTGGCGCTGCAAAAGCTCGACGAACGCCTGCGCGGCGAAGCGGGCGCGCCCGATCTGCGCTTTCTCGTCATCGCCCCCGCCGCCACGGCGGACGGCGCGCTGGCCGCCGCCGAACGCGCCGAGCGCCTGCTGGCCCCTTGGGTGCAGCGCGGCGACATCCTCCACATCGACAGCCCCGCGCGCTTTCTGCCCAGCGCCGCCGCCCAGGCCGCCCGCCGCGCCGCCCTGCCCGCGCCGGATGATTTGCGCCAGCGCCTGCAAGCGGCCACCAGCGGCCTGCCCATCCGCCCCGAACGCCTGGAGCCATTCGTGCAAGACGTGGCGCAGGCCCGCCAGCAGCCGCCCCTGACGGCCAGCGCCCTGCAAGGCGCCAGCTTTGACTTCGCCTTGCAAACCCTGCTGCTGCCGCGCGAAGGCGGCTGGGCCGCCCTGCTGCCCCTGCGCCTGCCGGACACGCTCGCGCCCGAAGGCATCGCCCGCCTGCAAGCCGCCGTGGACCAGGCGCTGGCGGGCGCGCCAGAAGAAGCGGCGGCAAAAACAGCGGCGGACGCGCCCTTTTTCCTGGACCTTGACGCCCAGACCGCCGCCCTGTTCGGCCAGTACCTGGACGAGGCCCTGCTCTTTACCAGCCTGGGCGCGGCGGCCATCCTGGCCGTGCTGGCCGCCGCCCTGCGCAGCGCCCGCGCCCTGCTGCGCGTGCTGCCGCCGCTGGCCGCCGCCGTGCTGCTCGTCATGGCCGCCCACGCGCTGGCGGGCACGCCGCTGACGCTGCTGCACCTCATTGGCCTGCTGCTCATTGTGGCCGTCGGCTCCAACTACGCGCTGTTTTTCAACCAGAACATCAGCGGCGCGCAAAGCGAAGGCGGCAGCGCCGCCGCCCTCGCCTCGCTTGCGCTGGCCAACGTTTCCACCCTCATCGGCTTTGGCGTGCTGGGCCTGTCGCAAGTGCCCGTGCTCCACGCCATCGGCGCCACCGTCGGCCCCGGCGCCCTGCTGGCGCTGCTGCTGTCCATGAGCTGGAGCGCGCGCCAGCCGCCCGCGTGCGGCCCGGAAAAAGAGCGCGCGTGAGCCGCCGGCTTGCAGCGCCCGTTCGCAAGCCGCCCCGCGGGGACGCGAAAGAGCGGACAGGCCAGGAGCGTGCTGCGGTTGTTTAGCTCCCATATCCATACTTTTGCGCGCACCCGTTTTTGCTCAAATTTCGAGCAATCCTTGCTCCGTAATTTGTAGCAAAACCCGTCAAAGCGTGTGGGTAATGTTGTCGTAATACAACGTGCGCACCTGGCCCCAATTACGGCGCTTGCGGCCAGTTGCTTCGTGGTAAAGGGCCAATGCGCGGCTGGCACTGATGCCGTAGGCGTCAGCTACAACCCTGTGCGGTACCCCCGCTGCGATCAGTTCGACGATCTCGCTCCGATCTTGCAGGGGTATCCTGCTCGGCCTGCCAATCTGGCGGCCCCGCTTGAGTGCCTCAAGCTGGCCCGCCATACAACGCTCACGGATCAGGCTTCGTTCAAACTCCGCTACGGCTCCAAGTACCTGCAGGAACATGCGCCCTGCAGCTGTGCCACAGTCGATGGGTTCAGTGAGGCTTCTCAATTGCGCGCCCCTGCCGCGTAGGTGCTCAATAATTTGTAGCAGGTGGTTGAGGCTTCGGGCCAGCCGATCCAGCTTGTAGATCACAAGCTGGTCGCCCGGCCCGATTTCGTGGAGAAGGGCGTCAAGCGCCGGTCTTTGTTTCACGGCAGACCGCCGCTCTTGGACGATTCGGTCGCATGCGGCAGCCTTTAAGGCCGATAGTTGCAGGCTGGTGTCTTGGTCAATCGTGCTGACTCTGGCGTATCCGTATTTCATACGTCTTCTGCTATTTGTGTGTTGTTGGCAAAAAGGGCTAGAGGGGCTGGCTAGTCCAGCTGGCCGCCTGCCGTGTCCCGTGTCGTCGTCCCGCGTCCCGTGTCCCGCGTCGTCGTCCCGTGTCCCGCGTCCCGCGTCGTCGTCCCGTGTCTCGCGTCCCGCGTCGTCGTCCCGTGTCCCGCGTCATCGTCCCGTGTCTTTCAGCACTGGCGATGCGCTGGCACTGGCGATGCGCTGGCGCTAGCACTGGCGATGCGCTGGCGCTGGCTCTGGCGATGCGCTGGCTCTGGCGCTGGCGATGCACTGGCACGGCAGGCGGCCAGCTGGACTAGCCAGCCCCGCAATCCCTTTTTGCTTCCCACCCCTCGCGCGGGCTTTCCCCCGCTTCGCGGCCCAAATCAGAGACTGGCGGCCCTTGCGTGGCCAGGCCAAAACATCATTGCAGCTGTTGGCCATTCGCCCCATCGAAAAAGCTGCCGCTGTTCCGTCCAAATGACACGGCTAATTGCCCAATCGCTGAAAACCGGCCGGTTTTTGTGGCCGCCTTTTTCAGCCAGGCAACCAATCTGGAAAGCACCGCTTCTTCAGTCGCCTCTGATGATGGCTCCGTTCAGCGCCGTGTGCCCGTTCCACAAAACGTCCAGCCTGTCAAGGGCAAGGGCTTCGCCGCCGTGCTCACCCGGTCCCTTCGCTTCGCTACGGGCTGCGGCTTGCGCGCGGCCCCTTGACAGGCTGGCCGTTTTGTTGAGTTGTTGCTCCTCATGGGGATGGCCCCAGGGCTGCGCCCCGGCGCCATCCCCAACCGGAGAAGCGGGCAAAATCTCCGTCAAACTGAAAGGAAAAAATGCAAATGGAACTGGCAATCTTCGAAGCTCTGACCGCCGCCAATGTGCCTGCCGACAAGGCCAAGGCCGTTGCGTCGTCCATTGACGCGGCCATTGACCGCCGCTACTCGCTTCACTCGCAGCAGCTGGCAACCCGTGGAGATGTGGAAAACGCCAGAAAGGAAATCGGAGAGCTTCGCGGAGAAGTGAAAGCAGAAGCTGCAAATATCCGTGGAGAAATGGCAAAAATGCAAAGCGAAATCATCAAATGGTGTGTCGGGGCCATTTTCACGTCCACAGGGCTTACCCTTGCGATCGTCAAAATGCTTTCGTGATTTACATCACGCAAGCAACAAAAAAGCCGCCTTCGGGCGGTTTTTTGTTGGCCCCTGTTTTCCCGTCTCCAGCCATTCAAGCGGCCCCGCTTGGCTGCGCAATGGTTTTATCTGGTTCTTCCTTTGTTCATATTCGTTTTTTACATCAGGCGCTTGATGAATATTTTCGGAGAGAATGAATAATGATAGTGCCTGAATCTTTTTTATGGTGTATTGTTTTTCATAATGTGCTGATAGTGATAGCCATGTTTTGGGGTCTTTCAAACCTTTCAAAAGAAGAATAATATGTCTTATTCAGAATATCAATTCATTCAGACATTTATTTTTGCCCTTGTTATGTTTGCATTGGCTTGGGGTTTGTTCAAGTGAAAAACTTGTTTGTATTATTGTTTTTGTTGGTTCATTCGACTTTATTTGCAGCAGAGCCTACGTCTTATTATTATTCTGATGGAATGTACTTTTCATCAGCATTTGAAGCATGTTCATCTTGGGTTGCCAAATATAAAAAATGGACTTTTGTAAGAATTGACAAGGGTCCGGGCAATAATCATTATTGTATCGGAATACGTTTGGATGATAATTTAAAAAAGCCCATGCTTTTTAATATAGTTTCCGAAATGCAACTATGTGACGATAAAGGGTCGAAACCTATTAACGGTCAGTGCCCGGAAAAATGTCCAGACGGATCAATAAAACAGCCGGGCAAAGAGTGCCAAAAAAAGTGTCCGTCGAAAGACACAATCGGCCCTCAATATCCATATGAAACGCCAGTCGGTTACAGATGCGAAGGTGGCTGCATTGTTGAAGTCTCGCGTGCGGTCTTTGATTCAGGTTGCTGAAAATCTATAAAAAGTCCATTTTGAACGAAATTCAGGCAGGTAATCTCAGGAACATGTAGCCGGGTGCCTTGTTGCGAGAAACACTCACAACCACGGCTCTCCGACTTGATACAGGCCGCCGGGACCGGGGCCTGCACTGGGCGGGTGATTTCGTCGTATCGGGGAGCCGTATGGGGGAGGCCGTCCATCCTTGGCACAAAGCTGGCCCGGTACTCTTCAGCCGTGACCGGCTGCGAGCCTGGCCCTGCTACTGTTTGCACAGTAGCAGGCGCAGCCGTCTGGCCCGTCTGCTTCGCAGTCTGCGCTGCAACGGTTTCCGAGCCAGCTTTTTGCCGTACGGACTGATAAAAAGTATGCCAGTAATAAGCAGCCAAAATAGCCGAGATGAAAAGCACATAGACCGCAGAGGGCAGGCTTCTGCTTTGTTTCGTGTGAAGCTTGGATGATTGGTAGAGTTTGAAGACTTTCCGGCTATACCGGTACAGGGTTTTCTTGAAAGCGTTTTTGTAGTTGAGCGCGTTTGATGTTGCGTCCCACTCGTAGACCATAGCCGCATTCATGGCTCCGAGTCGGCGCATGTGCAGATGCCGACCGACCAAGGCCCGGACGGCTGGATCGAGTAACTGGGGGTTCTGGGTGAGCAGCACAACGTCTATGCCGTCGTGCCGGTGTGTTTCGAGATACTCCACCGCAGCCGGTTTCTTGCTGCCATTGGGCCTGTTGGGCCAGACTCGTTGCACTTCGTCGAAGACGACTACGGCCCCGGTCTTCTTGTTTTCGGGCAGGTGTTCCAACCAGTCCCGATCGATCATTTCATGCTCGAGCAACAAGCCGTTAATGTTGGTGTAAATGCCACGACTGTATTGCACCGGCTCGCCGTTTTCGCCTTCGCCCGTCACTGTCGTTCCAACCAAAGGCTGCAACAGCTTGTCGATGCAAAACAGCGTTTTGCCGCTGCCAGGCGCGCCCGTTATCAGCGTGATCATGCCCGCACTCCGGCGATCCTGACCACTTTCGTGACTGACCAGTAGGTGAGTCTGAAAGTGATGGCTGCAAATATGAGGTTAATTGCGACACCCCCACCGGCAATCAGAAACAAATTGAGCATGTCACCCGGCAGGGCGTTGGTCGCCCTGACGACTGCCTGCTTCATCTGGCCGATTACGGTATCGACGCCTTTTATCGTCAAAACGGACATGCCCAACGACACCAAGACCCGCCCGACGATGGAGCCGACAAGGCCAATGAGAAAAGGGGCTAATGCAGGTAATGCCATCGTTTTTTACTCTCTCAATATTCCTGCCGCAATATTGAGCGCGAAAAACGACGCCAGCAGGATGATAATAGGACGAATGTATTTGCGAATGATCTCGCATCCCTTTGTCATGACTTCCAAAGTGATGCTCTTGCCGTTAATGGTAAATGTGGGATCCCTTGGACACGATGCATCGTTTCCAAGGACGTTTTCAGGTACCAGCGAAAATGTTTTGTCCACCCGGTTAATCCCGTCCTCCGCCGGGGCTTCACCGGGTTGCATGCAAGCAAGCGTGTTCGGGTACTTCTTGCAGAAGTCACTCCCCTCTCCGTCTCCATCACCGCCCGGCTGACCACCCGGTTTGCCGTTGCCGTTGCCGCCGCCGTTGCCGCCGCCGTTGCCGCCGCCGTTGCCGTTGCCGCCGCCGTTACCGCCACCGTTGCCGCCGCCGTTGCCGCCGCCGTTGCCGCCGCCGTTGCCGCCGCCGTTGCCGCCGCCGTTACCGCCACCGTCACCGCCGCCGTTGCCGCCACCGTCACCGCCGCCGTTGCCGCCGCCGTTGCCGCCGCCGTTGCCGCCGCCGTTGCCGCCACCGTCACCACCGCCGTTGCCTCCACCGTCACCGCCGCCGTTGCCGCCGCCGTTGCCGCCGCCGTTGCCGCCGCCGTTGCCGCCACCGTCACCACCGCCGTTGCCGCCACCGTTGCCGCCACCGTCACCACCGCCGTTGCCGCCACCGTCACCGCCGCCGTCACCGGGTTTCGGGTCAGGAGTAGGAGATGGATCAGGCTTTTCACAAGTGCCACCTGTGTAATAGCCCTGCCGTGTCCTGCTTGGTGAAACACCAATCTCGGGCAAACCAGGCGTTTCGACCACCGCACGCGAGACTTCAACAATGCAGCCACCTTCGCATCTGTAACCGACTGGCGTTTCATATGGATATTGAGGGCCGATTGTGTCTTTCGACGGACACTTTTTTTGGCACTCTTTGCCCGGCTGTTTTATTGATCCGTCTGGACATTTTTCCGGGCACTGACCGTTAATAGGTTTCGACCCTTTATCGTCACATAGTTGCATTTCGGAAACTATATTAAAAAGCATGGGCTTTTTTAAATTATCATCCAAACGTATTCCGATACAATAATGATTATTGCCCGGACCCTTGTCAATTCTTACAAAAGTCCATTTTTTATATTTGGCAACCCAAGATGAACATGCTTCAAATGCTGATGAAAAGTACATTCCATCAGAATAATAATAAGACGTAGGCTCTGCTGCAAATAAAGTCGAATGAACCAACAAAAACAATAATACAAACAAGTTTTTCACTTGAACAAACCCCAAGCCAATGCAAACATAACAAGGGCAAAAATAAATGTCTGAATGAATTGATATTCTGAATAAGACATATTATTCTTCTTTTGAAAGGTTTGAAAGACCCCAAAACATGGCTATCACTATCAGCACATTATGAAAAACAATACACCATAAAAAAGATTCAGGCACTATCATTATTCATTCTCTCCGAAAATATTCATCAAGCGCCTGATGTAAAAAACGAATATGAACAAAGGAAGAACCAGATAAAACCATTGCGCAGCCATGTCATATCCGCCTGAATGGCTGCATTCGGGAAAAGTGGGATAGGGCTGGGTGAGCATTTGGCAGGCCCCGCCATTGACTCTTTTGCAAAGCGTCATGTCAGAGCCGCCAAATGTCTGGGAGGCGCATTCAACGCTGTAAACCGCGTCTTTGTCCCCCCAGATGGTTGATGCAGCCGAGCATGCCGCCTGTTTCGCGGCATCCGCTTCGGGGTAGCAAATCCCTCTATACAGAGCAGTCATGCCCGCCTGCATTAACCACGCGCCCAGAGACCGAGCTTGGAACCAACAACCTTGATAGCCCAGAAAGCAGCCATCGCCACAATCACGGCTACGCCCGCTGTCTTAAGGTCAACGCCCATATCCGTGATTGCTCCGGTCAATTCCGTCGGTAGCGCGGCATTGGCCGCCGTGCCGATTACCATCAGCCCGGTGCCGATTGCTGCCCCGGTTTTGCGTGCAGTGAGTTTGAGTGTCATAAAAAAGTCCTTGTAAAAATGCCGCGAAATTGCGGCTCATTGCCCCGCACGCGAGGCAATGGGCCTGATCTCGCTATGAAATGTCATAGTCGTTTGCCGTCCCGAGTCGATCCAGATCAATGATCTGGATCGGCTCTCCGATTTCGGCATAGTCAACGGCCAATTGCATTGCCCGTTCCCTATCCCGCACTACCCCGCCACCGGCTTTCATCAGCGAGGTTTCCCAGACCGGTTGCCCGTCTTCCAAAGACGGGCACAGAAACCGGCCGGTTTCCAGTGATTGGACAATCAGCCTTGTCATTTGGCCGGAGCAGCAGCAGCTTTTTCAATGGGGCGTATGGCCAGCAGCTGCAATGATGTTTCGCCCTTGCCATTGGATTGGATCTCGAAAGATCCAATCGCGCGAATCGGAAAATGCTTTTCCAAATGCATCCATTTGGCAAATTCTTCTGATGTCCCGCAATTCATGGGCGTGGTCGATTTGCCGACTGCCCGCCCGGAGGCGTTTGCCTTCAAATCGGCCTCTACGTGAAAAACGGTGCTGTCGTAGGCGCGGCCTTCAATGCTGCCTTTGCTTTCCTTGATGCCGTGGACGATGATTTCTTGGTTGAATTGCATGGTGTGTTTCCTTGAAAATGCCCATGAAGACGGTTATGCAGGGAGTGGGCAGGGTTCCCCAACCGGTAAGCCGTAGATGCGTTTGAATGCGCTCTCTATTTGTCTTTCGGAAAAGCCAAATAGTGAGGCGGGGCGTTTTTTGTCCATGAATAGCTGCAAGAGCTTTTCATTTGGCAAATAACGGAAAATGACCTTGAATGTGGGCGCGGCTACGGTTTCGAACCATTTGAGTTTGCGGCTAACCGCTGCATCAACTGTTTCTTCTCCGAGCCGCTGCTCGCATTTGATAGGTTTGGGGTGTTGCAGGCTTTTTTGCTTGCGCAAGACGCTGGCATGCCAGTCGCTCGCTCCAGCAAAATAGCTGTCGGGGTCAGTGAGAACTTCCGAGGGGATGTAGCGCAGCTTGTTTCCGTAGCGCAGTTCGAATCTCAACCATTCGTCCCCGCTTTCGGGGCCAAATAGTTGATGACCTTTTTCATAAACGTTGGTTTGTTTCCCGGCTTCCTTACTCCCGATGTAGAAGCTTCGAGAGTTGCCGTTGCACCAGTCGCCGGCAAAACTGCACTTGGGTCGCTTGCCGCCTACGTCACAGTGTCCCGCCGTGTAGTCGTCCCGAACTGATTCAATGCCCCCTTCGTAGCCATCGAACCAGTCCAGGGCGAGGTCGATGCGGGTGATGCGGGCATTTATCCGGTCAATCAATGATCTGATTTCTTGCCGCCATCCACTTTTGGCGTATGTGCAGGCTGCGCCATATAAATTGACGTGCAGGGTTTGCGCTTGCCGTTTTTGATTGGGACTGTCTCCGCTTGCGCCGAAGCCGACCCAGCCGACTTCCTTGTCCTCCAACGTGATCTGCCAGCGATGCGCGTAAAAGTCGTATCCCTTGCCGATTTGGGTGTCTACCTCAAACCCTTCGCCGAGCGCGCGGGCCACGCTTTCGGCAAGTTCAAGGGCCTGACAGGCCGGGTCAAAAACTTCGCTTTCGCGCAGTTTTTGCAAAGCGAAGTTACGCTCCTTCTCTTTGACTTCCCAGTAGTTGCCGTCGAAGTACCCGGGCAGGGGGAAAAGTTTGTCTACGCCTCCTTCGTCTGCGTAGCGCATGTCTGCGGTAAAACGCAGCCAGTCAACATGCACGACGCCCACCCCTTCGCTTTTTTCCGCCTGAAGCCTCAACTTGACTTGCTTGCCTTCAATGACAAGGCACGACTTGGACGGTCTCGTCATTTGTAGGTTCTCCCCGTGTTTCCCGTGTTTACCACCGGGGCCGCCGCAAGCGGCGCGGCCGCCGCCGTGTGCAAGCCCCCAGCAGCGGCCGCGCCGCTTGCCGCTTTCCCCCTGCGTTCTCCACGTGAGAAGTCCCGCCCCATGAGAGCGTCTCGCTCCCACGGCGCAAAACCAAACAAGTCAAGCTGACGCTCCAGCACGTAAAGACGCTTCAGGAGCGGGCGGCGGGGGGTGAGGGTGTTTTGTTTACGCACGGCACGAAATCTAACGATTTACGCGCCGCACGTAAACAAAAGTTCGCACTATGCGTAAAATAAAAAAACCATTGACAACCAGAAAGAAATGTGATGCAAAAAACCGTGGATCTGCTGAAACACGCTTTATCGCGCCGTTCCGCCTCCGACTGGAGCCGTCGCCTGAACACCACTCCAAGCGTTTTCACCGACGCAAAAAGGAAAGGGCATCTAAGCCCCGTAATTGCTGGAAACCTTGCTATAGATTTAGGAGAAGATGCAGAAAAATGGATAGCAATTGCGGCCCTTGAGGCTGAGCGGGACAGCCCAATGCTTCAACGCCTTCGCCAAACCCTGCTGCACGCAAAGCCATAGCATGAGGTCTTAGTGGAAACTGCGCGGAACCCGTTTTCTATCCCTTGAAATTCGCTCTTGTTTTTGAGTCTGACGGCGAGCCGTGCACCAGCTCCGCTCCGCCGCGATCAGGGCGGCCCACGGCCGGGCGCAAGTAAACTTGTTTGCCCCGGTTATTCGAGCGCCATCAAGCGCCACCCAACGCAACAAGGTTCACTTCATGCTGTTCAGCAAACTGATGCCCAAGGAGGGCAATTTTTTTGAACTGTTCAACCGGCACGCTGAGCACGTGGTCGAGGCGGCCCAGGCGTTTGGCAGGCTGGTGGAGCACTACGGCGATGCGGCGATGCGCCAGCAGCACACCCGCGAGGTGGACGGGGCCGAGCGCGCCGCCGACCGTGTCACGCACGAAGTCACGCGCCTGGTTCACACCACTTTCATCACGCCCATCGACCGCGAGCAGATCCACGCCCTCATCAATCAGATGGACGACGTGGCCGACTTGCTGCAAGACTGCGCCGAAGCCATGACGCTGTATGACGTGCAGCACATGACGCCCGAAGTGGCCCAGCTCACCGCCTTGTGCATGCAATGCTGCGAGCGCGTGCGCGACGCGGTCGCCCTGCTGCCGCGCG